GCGCTTTAACATTAACTGAAAGAAATACTGTAGAAACTGTATTAGATAGTGTTGGTTCTTGGGGAATACTAACTTGGACTCCTACTAATGAAACAGTACAATTGAAATTCAGAATCACTAATGAAGGGTACTCCAGAAAAACTTTAAATAGAAATGGCGTATTTTCTATTTCTTGTAAGTTAGTTCAGGTCTTCGACATATGACTATTAATCAAGATGTTCTAAAATCAGAAGTTCCAGCATTAGTAGAGCTTTTTGAGATTGATTTAACTTCTACTAATGTTCCGGCTCTAGTTGGTAGTGTACTTAGAGTAGCTACTATGACTGACTCTACTGACCTAGTTAATATAAAAGCTGTTAGTTTTGGTGGTAATGACTACGTTCCGTACCCTATACAGATTTCTGAAGTATCTTTTTCTTCTGATGGTGCGCCTCCAAGACCAAAGTTAGTACTAGCCAATGTTAATAAGTATATTGGTCAGTTAGCTTTTGCCTACGGGGATATTATAGGTGCTACTGTTACTTATATTAGAACATTTACTCCTTATTTGAATTCCCCTAGTAAGGTATCGCTGCCGCCATTGAAATACTTTATAGCTAAAAAGACTTCCCATAATAGAACTACATTATCCTTTGAGTTAAGGGATTTCAGAGATAAAGAAAGAGCTTTCCTTCCTAAACGGCAGATGTTAAAGAAAGACTTTCCTGGGCTTGGGATTAATAAAAATGTCAGATAGAATAGTATTGACTTTTAAACAGTCTGAGAAGATTAGAGAGCATACATTAAACTGCTATCCGCAGGAAATGTGTGGTTTCCTAACTGAAGATGACTTTATTCCTGTAAAGAATACTGCTGAGGAGCCGGAAAAGTCATTTAGAATAGATAGTATAGACTATGCTAGATGGTTTAGTAAAGCTATAGCAGTTGTTCATTCACATACTAGAGCTTTGAAAAAGCAAGAACTATTTGATTTAAGAACTCCTAGTTATGCTGACTATGTTAATCAGAAGAAAACTGGTTTACCTTGGTTAATTGTTGGTTGTGAGAGTTTAACAGTTACAGACCCAGTTCAGTTTCCAAGAGTTCCTAGTAATGAGTATATCGGTAGACCTTTTCAATGGTTTATCTATGACTGTTATAATTTAGTTCAGGACTTTTATAGGTTTGAACTTGATATTATCCTGAGAGATTCTCTAGTAGATAAAGATTACCAAGATATTAGACACATGAATGATATATTTAGTGACTATTTCGAGGATTATGGGTTTAAAGAAATTCCTTTTGAAGAACTTACTGATGGTAATCTAGTTCTATTAGACCATGGTGGCTTTATCTGTAATCATTTAGGTATCTATTGGAAAGGTCAGGTTATTCATCAAGGTATGATTAGTGTATCAGTTCCTTTTGAAACTTTCTTAGGAAGAATAAATAAGGTATTAAAATATGTCGGCTAAACTAAATGTTGTTATTCTTTCAGGTGAAAATCCTGAGGTATTTGAATTGTTTGCTTCTAATATAAAAGAAGTAGTTAGTTTGCTCCGCTTACAGAAAGGTGATAGCTTTGCTGATGAGTTGTTAAATAATAACTATAAGTTTGTATTAGCTGATTCTACTAGAGAAGATAGTTTTGTAGCTTTAGTACCTGAGGTTGTGTTCTCTAGCTTTGAAGGGTTTGATACTTTGTTGATTGTTCCTGAAGTAGATGGAGAAACTGGTATTGAAATAGGTATGGCGGCAGCGATGGCTATGGCCTCTGCTACAGGTTTAAGCCTAGGTACAGCTATGCTTATTATAAATACTATAGCTTTAATGGCATTTAGCATAGGCCTTAATATGCTAATGTCTGCTTTGTCTCCTACCCCAGAATTCTCTCAAGACCCTGCCGCACAACAAAACAAATCTAATTTATTTAATGGCGCACCTATAGTAAGAAACCAAGGTGGTAGTGTACCACTTATATTTGGTAATCCTTATTGTGGTGCAGTACTTATTTCATCTGGTGCATTTACAGAAGAGGTTACAGCATAATGGAAAACTTACCAGTAATTTATGGTGAAAAGAAAGGTGGTGGGCATACTCCAGTAGAAGCTGCTGATACCCTATCCTCTAAACAGACAATGAGACTATTATTTGCCTTATCAGAAGGCCAAATAGACAGCGTAGAGGATATTCTAGTAAATAGTGCAAGTATTAGTAACTATAGCTCTACCGTAGACTACGAAGTCAGACAAGGTACAGTTGACCAGACTGTTATTAAAGGTTTCTCTGAGGTAGAAGCCCCTTTAACTGGTGGTGGTGTATTTCCGGTTGAGTTAAAAGCTGGTATTCAGCATATCTATTCACTTTTAGGTATGTATGATGCGGCTAGAATTAACCTAACTATTCCTAGATTAATGCAAGTAACAGACCTAGGAGACCGAGTAGGTTACACAGTTACTCTATCTGTTTATAAAAGACATCAACCATTTGGCGGTAGTCCAGGAAGTTGGCAATTAGCTAGTACTATTACTAAGAATGGTAAATGTACTAATCCTTATTCATGGGATGTAAGATTAGAAAAGCCAGATACTACCGGAGAACTTGATTCTTGGGGCATTATGATTGTCCGAGATTCTGCTGATGATTCAAATGATAAACATTATAGCACTACAGCTTTATCTGCTATTACTACTATAGTTGAATCTAGTCTGACTTACCCACATACAGCTTTAGTTGGTGTTACTTTAAAGGATGCTGCTCAGTTTGGTGGTTCCATTCCTGAAATTAAGTTCAAAGTTAAAGGTATTAAATTACCTTTACCCGTTAATTATAATCCAACTACTAGGGCTTATACTGGTGTATGGAATGGTGCGTTCAAGTCAGTTAGAGAATATACTGATAACTTAGCTTGGATAACTTACTGGGTTCTACGAGAACATGGTTCTACTTTCTTAGACTCTGAATGGGGTTTAGAGATTGCTGCTAGTGATATTGATGTAGGTTCCTTTTACTTGTATGCTCAGTACTGTGACCAGTTAGTATCAGATGGTAAAGGTGGTCAAGAACCTAGATATACAGCGCACTTTCAGTTTATTGAAAGAGATAATGTTCCGACATTTTTAACTTACTTGTTAAATCTAGGTAATGCTAACTTCTCCTCTAATAGTCTAGGCCAGATTTCAATTATCTGGGATGGCGCAGGCCAAAGCATTACTAAAGTAGTATCTAATGCTACTGTAGTTGATGGTGTTTTTGAGTACTCATCTAATGACCTAGAAGGTAGAACTAATCTAGTCAATGTAACCTATGCTAGAGAAGAACTATTTGGTGATAGTGATACTGCTACTCATTATGAACAGACTTTAATTGACAGATATGGGTTGCAAACCTCAGACGTAGTATTGTTTGGTTGTAAAAGTGAAGCACAAGCTTTGAGAAAGGCTAGAGCTGTTCTTTATAATAACTGCTATGCTACTGATTTAGTTACTTTTAGACAATTATTCCAAGGTGCTTCTTATCAAATAGGTGAGTTAGTTTCTGTTATGGACAGTGATAATGTTGTAACTGACCCTAAACATGGGATAATTATTGAAAGTTCTCTTTTAGCAGGCACTACAACGCTGGCTTTAGACCGTTCAATAGTTTTAACTAATGCTAGTTATACCATTCAGTTTATCGGTAATGATGGTACTACATTCTTATCGAAAGCAATTACACAAACTAATGGCTCATTCTCTAGTGTTACTTATACTGGAAGCGAAGTACCTTTTGTTGGTGGAACTGTGTTGTTCTCAACTACAGCTTTAACTCCTAGAACAGTTAAAGTTATCAAGGTTGATAAAGATGATGAACACGTTTATACAGTTACTGGGTTGACCCATAACGAGTCTAAATATAGTTATATCGAGACAGTAGGTTCTATTGCTACGCCTTCTGGTAGTTTCATTAACTTTAATAACTTTACAGTTCCAGCTGTTAGTAATATTACAGTAGATGAAGTGTTCTCCTCTAATGGTGTTGTTGAGTTCTCTAAACTAGCTGTTGACTGGGATTGGAATGTTAGTGGTACTGAAGACTATAGAGCTACTTTTGATATTTCTTACCGTAGAGATAATCAAGAATATCAGCAAGCCAGAAACTTAGGTACATCTGACTTTGACATTGAGTACCCACTTCCAGGTGTCTATGATATTTATATCTGGGCTGTTAATCCTTTTTCTGGGTTGCGTTCAGTTGTAACTACTGTAGCTTATAACTTTAGAGTAGCTTCCGCAACTTCTACTTTGCTGCCGCCAACTAATGTAGTAGTTCCTAATACCGCTGGAGTTGTATTTCAGCAAAGAGATTTGCCGCTGACTTGGACTTTTCCAACTGCTAATGAGACTAAACTAGATAAACTTAAAGACTATGTAGTTCAGGTCTTAGATTATGCTACAAGTACTGTTAAAGGAACTTACACAGTATCTCCTAACACAGCTAAAGGCGGTGATTTTCTACTTACTTTTGCTGAAAATGCTGCTATCTTTGGAACTTCTCAGAGACAGTTTAGAGTTAGAGTTTTTAGTAGAGATTTAGTTGGTGATTTATCTAATTATGTTGAGGTTGTTCCTAATAATCCAGCCCCTGTTCTTGATGTTACACCTACTGTAAGTGCTGTTTTTGGGGCTGCTTATATAAAAGCAACTATTCCAAGTGACCCTGACCTTGTTAGTTATACTTTTAAAAAGTATTCTGCCGCTACCGGTGGTACTCTTCTAGGAACTATAACAACTGTTAGTAACTATGTTGATTTTGAAGCTACTGCTGGTACTGAGTATTTCTATACCGTAACTCCTAATGATAGTTTTGGAACAGGAACTGAAAGTACTAGAACCGCTAGTACTGCTTTATCTGTAGACCCAGATACTTACACTTATACTGGTTTACAATTTACCCCGAATAGTCCTGCTAATAACTATATAACTTGGAGTTCTTTTGTAGCTATAAAGAATGGCTCTACAAACGTAACAGTTAATGCTGGTAATGCTCAATGGACTACTGGAACTCTTTATCTATATTACATTCCTGGAGATACTACTTTTCATAGTACAACTTCAGCCACTACTGCTATTGCTGCTGGAGGTAGAATTCTTGCTACTTATAAAGGTGGTACAGAGATAACTGCTGATGCAGGTAAAGCATTTATAGACGGAGACCAGATTATTGCTGGCTCTTTACTAGCCAGTGCTTTGACTACCGATGTTGCCTATATTACTAATATGGCACAGATTGGTAACATCTTAGAAAGTGATAACTATAGTAATGCTGGGATTTTTTCAGGGTGGAGATTAGATAAATCAGGTACATTATATGCTAACGGCATTATTATTAAGGATTTATCTGGCGATACTGTTTTAGCCAGTGGTTCAGGTCTTTGGGAAGGCACTACTAATTGGTCTGGTGTAGGTGGGGTAGGTAAGCCGGCAGATAATGCAACTGTTGGTGCAAATAGCTCTAATTTAGCTATAGGTACTAGTACAAATGTAATTAAAAATTCTGATTTTTATAATGCCTCTTTATCCGGTTGGAGTATCACGGGTATTCATTTATTAACTGGTATTACTATAGGTGTAGATTTGGGTGGATGGTATCCAGTAGGTGGTCATGCTGGTTGGATTCATCAAGATAATGCAAATAACCCAACTGGATATGTTGACTTTGGTACAGAGAATATACCTGTAATAGCTGGTACTAGATATGAGTACCAAGGAAAGACTGGAGCGCATCGTTGTCAAGTAGATGTATTTGTATATTGGTTTAATAGTGCTGGTTCTGTAGTAGGTAATACAGCATTAGTAAGTAATAATGCTGAAGCATCTGGGGGTACAACTCTTGCTGGTTATAAATGCCATTATGGTTTTGGAGTTGCACCAGCTAATGCAGTTTTTGCAAGATTTGTTATTCGTAAAAACGGAACTTTTGCTGGTCAAGGCGATAGTTGGGCATTTTTCACACAAGCCTATTTCGGTACTGCTTTAGCAAATCAAACAGAAGCATCTAGTTGGTCTGCTGGAGGTTCAGCCGGTGCTTTTGCAAACTTAAACCTAATAACCAGCAATAACACAACAACCTATATCGACTCTGCCAATGGAAAAGTTTTAAATAACTTACAGCAATGGGCAGAGGTAAATGGGGCAACAAAACCAGAGGATAACGCAACTAAAAGCAGGGTATTTCAACAAGCGACCGCACCAACCAGCGGCATGACTTTGAACGACCTTTGGGTGGATACAACCACCCTTAATCCTGCTGTTTACCGCTGGTCTGGTGCTAGTTGGATGCTTGCGGGTGATATTACTGCCAATAACACAGCGGCTGGTATTGCTGGGCAAGGCGCATTAGCTACAGCAAATAGTGCAAATTGGTCTGCTCAAGTAACAGGAACAGGAAAACCTGCTGATTATGCAGATGTAACTAATTACAACGACACAAGAGTTTCTAATGTTATTGAAGAAAATAACACCTTATCAGTTTCTCGTCCTGTAGGCGCCAGTTTTAACAATAATCAACTCGCTGTCACAGGCATGATTAGGATTATATTACCGCAAGGTTTCACTAATACGATGATGAAATTCACGGTGAATGTCTATACCTACAGCCAAGATAAATCTTTTAGTCTGAACTTGGCAGGTTATAACCACTATAACTCAGGAGCTTGGTACAGCACAGAAGCCAATCTATTGGGTTCAACAGCTGCAGACAACAGAGTTAGGTTTGGTTACGATTCTACTTTAGGTAAATGTTGTATCTATATCGGCGAACCCACAAGTTCTTGGAGTATTCCTAAAGTAATGGTTAAAGATTTTATTGCTGGGTATTCAAACTTTGCACGAAGTCAGTGGGAAACAGGTTGGGCGATTGATATTGTTACTTCTGCACCTCAGAATGTATCACAGGATTATGCAGATGCATTGATTGATGCTGCTAGTATTAGAAACCAAGGCGCTTTTGCAACTGTTAGTAAGCTAACCGCCAGCAATGCAACTACATTTATTGATGATGCTGCTATTCCAGCTGCTTTGATAGGGAGTATTGCTCTTGTAGGTACAAGTAACTTTAGTGTTAAGTCTGGGACTGCTGGTGCTAGAATGGAAATGGACAGTCAGGTTATTAAAATTTATTCCAGTTCTAACGGCATTGACGTACTACGTGTTAAACTTGGTAATTTGAGTGCTTAGGAGGTGGTATGAGTTATGGATTACAGGTTTTTGACAGTAGTGGTGGTACTTTGCTAGACACTACTGACAGAGTAATGACGTTATTTGGCATGTACCCTCTTACATTATCAGCCCCAACAAGTAGTGCGCCAGGTATTTTTATAGTCAGTACTCCAGGTACTTTAACAAATGGTGAATTTTCTGGATTTATTAATACTAATAGGTGTAAGATTGACGTATCCAACGACCAGACTACTATTACTATATATCCCTATTATCACGTTCCAAATACGGGAGTGTCAGCATCGTATTATACATATGAATTGGAGGACCCCTATCTTTATATTTTCAGGTATTAATTATGAGTTATGGTTTAACGATATTAAACACATTTAATAATATCCAAATAGATTCTAGTTATAAAAATTTTCAAGTTATTGAAAGCGGGAACAAAGTAACTGGTGTTACTAATTATCACGACGTTCAACAACCTCTTGGGCTTAATCAAATACCTAGTGTAGGGTCAGTACATATTATACCTAAAGATGCTTTTTTGTTTATAAATCCAACCATTAGTAGTTCTACAATAGGATGGGTTTGTAATTATATGGTAGAATCTCCAGATACACCTAATATACCAACTGGTATGAAGTATTGTATTATACAGGCTGTGCAGAATTTACAAGCTCCTCCTATTCTTACAGGTTATCCAAACCCAATAGGAAAATGGTGTCCAAATACCGGGACATATGCAGTTCCATATACTACAACTGCTTGGTTAAATAGACCCTACAGACATATCAGAAGTACTACACCCAATAATCTTATTACAGCTACCTATGATTATAAAGTCGCTAAAATAGTAGATATAGCCGATGTCCTTACAAATGGATATGGGTTAGATGTTTTTAAAGAAAACGGAGATTTATGTTATAGTTCATCCATACCACCTTTACGAATACTGGGGGTTATTAATACGAATTCAAGTTCTGGAGTTGAAGTTAATTATAGTTTTCCAGGTGAGGATACTGTATATTTTAATATAATAAATTCTGGATTTATTTGCGATTTAAGAGGTACTACTGGTATACATAGACAGATTTTCAGCGGTTTTATAAAAGAAACAAATAATTCCGGTAAGATAACTGTTATTCAAGGTGGTTCTGCTACAGGCGCTCCGACATATACACCTAGTACTGCAACGGGAGGTGCAAATGGAAGCGCCAATAATAATTATATATTTGTTAAATAAAGGAGACAATTATGGTAAAATATAGATTGACTTTGACCGATACTGGTTTAATAACTTCAGCTATGTGTATTAATGATATCGTATTACCCGATACTCTTGCTAGTGTAACATACGATTCTGACACTAATTTAGATATTCTTAATACCTACTATAAAGATGGTCTTATTAAAAAATTACCAATAAAACCTTCTAACTACCACATCTGGAACCTAGAAATAGAGCAATGGCAAGAGCCTGAAAATTATCAACAGTTACTATTCGATGAAGCAGCTAGTAAAGTAAAACAAGAACGTCAACGGTTACTAACTACAACTGACTGGACAGATACAGTATCAGCATCTACGAGATTGGAAAACTACAATGCTTGGCAGTTCTATCGCCAGCAACTTAGAGATATAACAACACAGGAAGGCTATCCATTTAATGTTATCTGGCCTACTCAGCCAGTATAGGAGCTATTATGTCACTTGACCCTATAACAGCAGGGTTTGATCTAGTTAAAACCGGCCTAGACAAGTTCTTCCCTGATGCCGATACAGAACTTAAAGGTAAGCTAGAAGCCGCAGCTACTGAAATTAACAACAACTACCAGTTACAACTAGCTCAGATAGGGGTAAATAAGGTAGAAGCTGGTAGTTCTAGTCTATTTACATCCGGTTGGAGACCATTTATCGGTTGGATTTGTGG